ATTTCCACTTTAAATAATCGCATATGGAGCCGCAATATGGCTTTTGCTGATCTCCCCACTTTAAATAATCGCGTGTAGGGCGATCTCCCCAGTTACATAATAAGCATCTTTAATTAAAGTATTGTTTTTTATTGCCCGACTCATTTTTGCAGATGAAAATTCTTCGTGTAATGCTGCCTTTGCTATTGATGACCAACTATTTAATACTTCTTTTGTTTTTGCATCTAACTTTTGAACACATTTACCAGATGAAGCGCTACTAATTCGTTCATTATTTTCTAAATCTTTTTTTAGAGAGATGCCATAATATCCTTCAAATGTTGCATCAATATTATGAAGCCGGATTGGTCCTCCTACAATATATTGACAGTTTTTCAAATAATTTTTCATATCTTTGTCTTCATTATTATTAATTAGTAAATCATTATTTTTTTTATAATTAATAAATTCTTCTACAATTTTATTAGTTGCTGCGCGATAGTTTGGAGAGAAAGCACAATTTTCAAATAAAAAATTTTCTACTTCATTAGAACTATAAAGTTTTTTATATTCTATTGTTTTCAATGCTATTCCTTTAAATCCATGACATACTTGATTAGAAGTTTGATTTTTAAGACGACACGCTAGAAAACGTGTTCTCATATATTTATTGAAATTTTCAAATAATAATTTTGTAGGCTTAGTTCTATTATAAATACGGAATTGTGCTAAAATAGTCGTTGAATCTACTTCTAAATCATTATGTAAAATACAACATTCATTAATAAATTTATCAAATTTGGATTTTAGACTATGATCAATATTAAAACTATTTTCTAAAATATTATTATTTATATTAATATTTTGATTAATTTCACATTTTTCTGTAATAGTTTTGAGAGAAAGTGTTAATTTTTCATTTTTCTCTCTATATTCATTGTTTTCTATTTTTAATTTCTCATTTTCATTGGCTAGTCTCTCAACTTCTGTTTTATAATTATTATTTTCTTCTATTAATTTATTGAAATTTTCAATATTATATGTTTTTTCAGTTATAATATCTTTTATATATTTTGAGAGACGACTAATAGTAAAATAAGTTGCATCATAAGCTAAAATTTCGTGTTTATTGTATCCATTTACTTCAATACTGCGTAAATGGGATTTTATTTTAGGATGTGATTTAATAGCATTTTCTATTTCTTGTCTATTATGAACTTTGAAGGCATCCCTCAAAATAAAGTTAGTATATGTTTTATGATGGTCTTGAATTCTTAACGGAAGATTGTTGCTATGTCCAAATTTAATTAGTTTCTCTCCCTTTTCATTAGTATTATCAATTGTTCCAAAATAAATACATTCATTATTTACTGGAAATTGAGAGACAAGCGTTTTTTCAATAGTTTTAAATTTGTCTTGATTTGCATTTTTTAATAAATTGTCTTTTTGAGATATTTCATTTTCTTTTATTAATAATTTATTTTTCATTTCACTTGCTTCTTCTTCTAATACTTCTTGAATAAGTTCTTCTAATTTAATGTAATATTCATGGATTTCATCTGCTTTTTTTGTTTGTGCTTTTAAACATAATGATTTAAATGTTTTAACATTTAAATAATATTTTTGAATATTTTGCCCGCCTTTTTTTGCAACTGCAGCCGCGGTTGCAAAATTATCATTACTAATTTCAATATTTGTTTGCTTTCCCACTAGGGAAAGCGATTTTTTATAATCTTTTTCCAGTTCAAAATTTTTCTCCAATAAATATTTTGCTTTAATTTTTTGATTAAAACCTAGCCATTTCCATATATTATCTAAATCCACAATATAATCATCTGTTTTATGATAATTTAAATAACTATAAAAACTTGATATAAATAATTGTTGTTCAGATTCATTAAAAGTGTTTTTTACTTTATTTAATAAATTATTATTATGTGTTTCAGTTAGTTTTGTAATAGGATTGTTAGTAATTAAATCAACAATATTGAATGAAGTCATTTTTTATAATATTATTTATTACTATTTCTTTAAGTTAATATCGTTATTATAATTTAAAAGCGCTTTTATAAAAGCGATACTACTTTTATATTTTAGAAGCAGAATTATAAAAGCAAATAATACTTTCATATTTTTGCTACCGTAGCTGCGGTTGCAAAATTTTGCTTAACCGCGTGGGTAAGCGAATTTTTATAAAAGTAAATTTTTGCTTAACTTCTAGGTTAAGCGATTTTACTAGTTATTTGTTTTCATAATTAAATTAAATTTTATGAAAACAAATTAAAATATTTATCTTCTAAATAAGGTGTTTGCAGGTCGCCCTACCTGCCTACCATTTACTCTTCCGCACATTAATTTTAGGTCCTTTTTTCTTATCACGCGCATTTGGGTCATAAACTTCTTCTTCATCATCAGATTCAAGATTTTTGCTAATTTCCCAAAATTCTTTTGAACCCAATTTAAATTGTTTATGATGGTCAGCTTTATACCAAAATATTTGCTCACTCAATTTATTAGATTTTGCATTATTATTAATTACTAAACATTCATAATTTTCTGTGCATTGATCCATAACTTGACAAAAGGATTCAAAAGTTGGAAACATACCCGCATAATTTTCATATATTTTTTTTCTATTAGAAATGTATGGTTCGCGTAGGATAAAAACATAATCTATATTTGTACGGAGATTTGGAGGAATACCAAGGGGATATTGCATTGTGATGATCAGCATCATTTTCCAGTGTCTCCCATTCATAAATAATAATCTCATCATTTTATCTTTAGTCCATCCGGCATCATAAAGACAATCATCTAAAATAACAAATGCACGAGGGTCAATAGTGGATTTTCTAAAGGTTTCCATTTCTTTTTTAATTTGTTTTAAAACAGTGCGCTGACGCTTTAAAATATTTTCAATAATTGCAGTATTATATTCTTCATGGATAAAGAGTTTGGGGACATGTTCAGCATAGAACCCATTACCTGCTTCAGTTCCACTAATAACAGTTCCAATGGGAATATCTTGGTGATAATAAAGAAGGTCTCTAACGAGGTAAGATTTACCAGTGTCACGGCGACCAATTAAAACAATAACAGGTCCTTTATTTTCATCGGGTTTGAAACTAATATTTTTCATCTCAAATTTTTTAAGTTCTAAAGTCATTATTTACTAAATATTATTAAATTATATTTAAATTTTATATATTTACTTTAATACAAAAAACTAAATATTAATATTTTATAGAAAAACGTTTAAAACAAGAAAATTATTTATTATTAATAAAGTAATAAATAATTATGGAAATAAATTATAGAAAAAATAAAAATACTGAATTATTTGATAAAATAAAATTGGAAGAGTTTTTAAATTTAGAGAATCCTCAAAATTATATTCCATTATACGAGAGATTCTTTAATTTTAATGAAACCAACTATAATTCAATCAATTTAAATAATGTATATAAATTGGAAACATTGACTGAAAAACTGGGTTATTCAAAATTTAATGGTATTATTGTTGATAGTTCTAATAATAATATTAATAAGAAGATTTTTTTTAAATATAGTCCATTAGTTGATCCTACAAAATATATGATAGGTAAATATAATACCAAGGATTCTAGTTTTAATATATTAAATTTACCAAATTTTTTGAATAAAGAAGACAAAACTATAAATAATAAGGTTTTTGATCCTAATAATTCTGCATATAGCGATGGTTTTTTTTCATATTTATCTAGTTTATTGTTAAATTATTATGGATTTTTAAATGGAATAGATTATTATGGGTCTTTTTTAGCAATTAAGAATGATTTTTTAGTAGAAATAGATGAAGATCTAGAATATTTAGACGATTCAGATTACTTTCATCAAAATTTGAATAAAAGATTTAAAATAATAGAAACAGAACATACTAAAAACATTTTTGCAAATACAAAAAAATGTAAACAAAAAATTAGTATTAATAATGAAAATATAGATTTAATTACTGAAGAATTATTTATAACTGATGAAGTTGAACAAGAAGTCAAACAAGAAGTTGAAATTGAAAACATGGATACAGAAAATAATGAAATACTATTAGAAGAATTAGATG